GTCTGATCCGGCAGCGCAATTTCGCCATCCCGGAAAGCTGTCAACAGGCGCTGATCGAGTGGGTGCTCGGCGACGACCCGGTGCTGGCCTGGATCGACGCCTGCGTGCGGGTGCAGCCTATCGTGAACGGCGGCCCGATGCTGGCCACCCGCGATGCGCACCTCAGGTTTCAGAACTGGGCGCTGGCCGAAGGCTTCAAGACCGAGAAGCTTCCCGCGATCAACGGCTTCGTGCAGCGCGTCCAGGCCCAGGTGGCCGGGATTCAGCACAAGCGCACCAGCACGGGGCGGTTCTTCCTCGGCATCACAGTGACGCAAGGGTGACGCAAGAATGACGGGTTTTTCTCGCCAACCCATTGAAAGTGTTGAGGTGACGCACTTGGCTCAAACCTTTTCATATGAGGGGGAAAACCACACAACCCCGAATACACACAATCCCCCATATATAGAGTGTTTCCCGGGCAGGTGCGTCATCTCAACACTTTCAAAGGCTTACGCCCCGAAACCCGTCATTTCCGCGTCATTCCTGCGTCATCTGCCGGTCCGCGCGGACGGGTCTGACAGGCATCAATCGGGAAGGATCGGGAAAGCGTTGGTTCCTCCCGGGCCGATCCGTATGCGGGGGAGCGCAGCGCATGACCCCGCCAGCGTCAGGGGGCGAAATTGACTAAACTCAACGCCTCAGAAACCAAGACCGCCTTCGCCACACGGGTCGGCCTGACCAAGGGCCGCATCTCGCAACTGGTGGCCGAGGGTCTGCCGGTGCGACCCGATGGTCAGATCGATGTGGCCGAAGGGCTGGCATGGATCGAGGACAATCTTGATCCGTCGCGTCGCAACAAGGGTGGCGCCTTCGCTGCCCCAACATCGCCCGCCCGCGTCTCGACCACACTGGCCGAGGCTAAACGCCTGCATGAAATCGTCAAGGTACAGCGCGCAAAGCTGGCATTCGAGCGCGAACAGGGTCAGTTGGTGGAAACCGTCGCCGCCACCCGTACGGTATTCGCCCGCGCCCGCGCCGAACGCGATGCACATATGGCGTGGGTCCAGCGCACCGCGCCGCTCTTGGCGGCAGAGGTTGGGGCCGATCCCCGTGCCACCTTTGCCGCGTTGGACCGGATGATGCGCGAATATCTTGAATACCTCGCCGACATGCCGTTGGGGAGTTTTGGCGATGGTGCCTGAAATTGATCTTGCCTGGCGGCGCGGCATCCGTCCGGAACCGCCCATCCCGGTATCGGACTGGGCCGACCGCCATCGCATCCTGCCACCCACTTCGGCGGAACCGGGGCGCTGGCGCACCGACCGCACGCCCTATCTGCGGGCGGTGATGGACGCGCTATCCACTTCCAGCCCCTATGAACGTGTCGTGCTGATGAAAGGCGCGCAGACCGGTGGGTCAGAGGCCGGGCTGAACTGGCTGGGTTACATCATCCAGAACGCACCCGGCATCGCCATGCTTGTCATGCCTTCGCTCGACATGGTGCGACGCAACACCACCGTGCGGATCGACCCGCTGATCGAGGCCACCCCCGCCCTGCGCGATCTGGTATCGGCCCCGAGGTCGCGCGACGCGGGGAACAGCCTGTTCCGCAAATCTTTCCCCGGCGGCCAGCTGGTGATGACCGGCGCGAACAGCGCAGTGGGGCTGCGGTCCACCCCAGTTCGATACCTGTTCCTGGACGAGGTGGACGGCTATCCCGGCGATGCCGATGGCGAGGGCGACCCGGTCGATCTGGCGATCCAGCGCACTACCACCTTCCGAGGTCGGCGCAAGATCTACATGGTATCGACGCCCACGCTGAAAGGACATTCCCGCATCGAGGCGGCGTTCTTCGACAGCGACCAGCGGTATTTCCACGTTCCCTGCCAGCACTGCGGCGATATGGCCCCGATCACATGGGCGCGAATCCGCTGGCCCGAGGGGCAGCGCGACGCCGCCTATCTGGTCTGCGAGGCCTGCGGCGGCGTGCATCATGAACATGAAAAGCTGCGTCTGCTGGCCGCTGGCGAATGGCGGCCGACCGCGCTGGGCGATGGCCGCACAGCGGGGTTCCACCTGTCATCGCTCTATTCGCCATGGGAGACTTGGGCCGAGATCGCGCAGGAACATGCCCGCGTGGCCAAGGATCCCGCCCGCCTACAGGTCTGGGTCAACACCAAGCTGGGCGAGTCCTGGGAGGACCAGGCGGGCGACACCGTTCCCGCCGATCCGCTGATGGCGCGGCGCGAGGATTGGGGCGGCGATCTCGCCCCCGGCGTGGCCGTGCTGACGGCGGGCGTCGATGTGCAGGGCGACCGGATCGAAGTGCAGATAGTCGGCTGGGGCCGGGACGAGGAGGCATGGGTCATCGACTACCGCGTGCTCTGGGGCGACCCTTCCGGCCCGCGCCTGTGGTCCGACCTCGACGGCGTGCTGAACGGCACCTATGGCGATCTGCCCGTGCGCGCTGTCGCGGTGGATACCGGCGGCCACCATACCAAGATGGCCTACGAGTTCTGCCGCACGCGCCTTACCCGCCGCATCTAGGCGATCAAGGGGCGCGGCGGTCCCGGCATTCCCGTCTGGCCCCGCCGCCCCACTCGCACCAACAAAGGCAAGATACCGCTGTTCATCGTTGGCGTCGATGCCGTGAAGGATGCCGTCTTCGCTCGCCTGAAACTGACCGAACCCGGCCCCGGCGCGATCCACTTTCCCCGCCGCCTCGACGCCGACTACTTCCGCCAGTTGACCGCCGAACGCGTCGTCACCCGTTTTGAGAAAGGCCGCCCGATCCGCTCCTGGCAACCCAAGCGCGATGGCGAACGCAACGAGGCGCTGGACACCTTCGTCTACGCCCATGCCGCCCTGCACGGACTGATCAGCATGGGAATGCGGCTGAACGAGGAGGCGGAGGGGATGAGCAGGCGGGCAGCTATGCGCCCTACTGCCACCGCAAGGCCGATACGGTCGGCAAGGATGACTTGACCCGGATTGACCCCTCCGCACTATTGTGATCATTGTGACCACAAATCCGGGAGGGGTCGATGAAGGCCATGTCAGCGCGCGACGCCAAGCATCACTTTGGCCAACTTATTGATGATGCTCGGGCAGCACCCGTTCTGGTCGAGAAGCACGGCAGGCCTGTTGTCGTTGTCCTCGCGGTGGAAGAGTACGAACGACTTATCGGAAAACATGAGCAAAAGAAGAACACTCGGTCGGAAAACGATGTAGCAGCGCTAAGAAATGACGAGCCCACAGAAACGTCATCAATTGAGCGCGGGAAACAAAATCACGCACATGGTTGATCCCATTGTTCTTTGAACGTGGCCGCATCTGCATTGAAGTTGTTGCCGGTTAAGCACTGTCATCGGCGATCAAAGCAAACCAGACTCTAGGAGAGTAACTTGACCGACAATACCCAACAGTCAGAACAAGATTTCGGCGGGAATGACGATGAAGTGGATTCCGTCGAAATTGAAGAACTGACTTCGTCGGTCGATCCTCGCAACCAGTTGAATGACTTAACGGCAAAAGAGTGGATTCCTGAAACGGTATCAGTGTGGAACCAGCGCGGACTTGGTGCGGGCCATCCTGATGCACAAATCGAACGGCAACATCCAGCGCCATTCTCCTTCACTGACGTTGGTCGACTTGTGCGTTTTTTCACAAAACGAGGGCACACAGTACTTGATCCTTTTGTCGGTGTTGGATCGACTTTGAAGGCTTGTGCCATCGATGGACGGAACGGAATAGGCATCGAGCTGAATCCTACCTTCGCTGAACTAAGCCGCAAACGTCTCGAAACTGAAGTCCGGGACATGTTTTCCACCGTCTCTGAACAGAAGATTCTTGAAGGGGACGCTCGCGACCTTTTGGAAACCATCCCGACGGAATCTGTAGACTTCGTGGTCACGAGCCCGCCGTATTGGTCAATCCTCAAGAAGGTCGATCACAAAGTCCGGCAGGAGCGAATCGAAAAGGGGTTGGCACGTCATTATGGTGATGACCCTCGAGATTTGGGGAAGATCGATGACTACGAGGAATTTCTTTCTGTGCTTGGCTCTATCCTAGGAGAATGCGGCCGAACGCTTAAATTCGGCAAGTACATGGCGGTCATTGTCAGCGATTTCCGCGACAAATCACGCTACGTTATGTTTCATGCGGATCTTGCAACCGTACTCGAAGGCTACGGCTTGGAAATGCGCGGCCTCACAGTTCTTTATCAAAGACACAAGAAGATCTTTCCATATGGCTACCCTTACTCCTTTGTCCCAAACGTTCACAATCAGTACATAATGATACTGCAAAAGCCAAAGGTAGTTGTGAAGGCGACTCCGAACGCGCGCGGCAGGAAGAAAACCTGATGCGCGACACTATTGTTCTTGGTGACTGTATTGAAGGAATGCAGGGACTCCAATCCGGATCGTTTAACTTAATCATTGCCGATCCGCCTTACAATCTAAACAAGGACTTTGGTCCTTGGAAGGAAACTGAACGAAAGGCAGAGTGGCGTGATTGGACTCGCTCATGGCTTACAGAGTCAAAGCGCCTTCTCTCTGAGCAAGGTAATATCTTTGTTTACGGAATTCACCATCATCTGTGCTGGGTTCAGTGCATCATGTACGAGCTTGGTTTCGAATATCGGCGCCAAATTATCTGGAACTACGAGAACGGCTTTGCAGGATATGGCAAGCGGTCATTGAATGCTACCTACGAGCCTCTTCTATGGTTTTCACGTTCAGATAAATATATATACACTCCCATCCGGGAGCCGTACAAAAGCCAAGAACGGCTTCGTCACAAGATCATCAAGAATGGCAAGGTTTGGGAGCCAAATCCGGAAGGAAGGATGGCAGGCGATATCTGGCCGTTTCCCACGCTCGCCGGGCGGCGATTTCAAGACGAGAAGGTCGACCACCCCACTCAGAAGCCCCTAAGTATTTCCCGGCGACTGGTGAAACACTTCTCGAATCTCGGTGACACGGTGCTCGTGCCATTTGTCGGCAGCGGCAGCGAGTGCGTAGCTGCTGTTCTGGAGGGTCGCCACTATCACGGCTTCGAACTCAATTCGGACTACATCGCCATTGCTGAGGCGCGGCTAGTCGATGCGAAGAAGCAGCGCGACTCTGACCTGCTTACTTCGCAGGCCTGAACGCTCCCGAATATGGCTCTCGCAGACCCGGTATGTCGATACTCTTTGCTAGGTCTATGCCGTCGGTGTCGATAGCAAAGTCCGTGCCGTCGAAGCCTTCGATTGATTTGTTCGCCCATATGATCGCCAACAACGCACCAAGGGTGAGAGTTCGGCACCTAACCCCAAGCACGACTTCAATGTCGCGCATAACTTGGTAATATTCCGAACGGACGCTAGGAAACGCACCTATAATGCTGACTGCATCTACGTCGGCGACAGCAAAACCATATCGCGCGTGCAAAATAGCCACATCTTCCATCAGCGCTCGTGGCGATTCAAGCTCCCCGCCGACAAGTTCGATTTCCGCGACGAATGGGCGCCCGCTCCGTGTGAACCCTACAGCATCGATTCGCATGGTCGTATCACCGCGACGTCGCACACGAGCGTTCATCCCAGCTTCATGCAGGAGGTTTCGAACAAACAAGTTGCGATCAGAATCCCCGATGCCAGATATGCTTGCGGCAATCGCTGACGCAGCTTTTCCGTTCAGGCTTCCGATCTGTCCGGATCGACGTGGCAGTGGATGACTACGCTCGACCGTAGTCTGGCGGACCAATCCGTCTGGATCGGATGTAGCGACGCACGCTGTGGTACTATCGACGAGACTTATTGCTCCGTAGGGGCACCGCACAACACAGATTCCACATCCGATGCAGGCCTTAGTATCGATACCAACGAAGCCCGTGGTATTGTTCCATCCGATTGCTTTGGTTGGGCAAACCAATAGAGACGGGTCGCCTGGGAAAGCATCGAGACTGGCGGCCAAAGCTACTTCGCCTTCATCTTTCGTGATGCAAGGAGCATCCGCGCATCCGAGGCACGTGCCTCTACCCGTTTGTCCGTCAGCGAGAACGACGCGCGGTGTGCTATCCGAAAGGAACTCAATACCGACAACTTCAGCCCCATAGTCTCGCAGGAACTGACCGGCTTCTCTTCTAGCCTTGAACAAAACGAAATCAGACATCTAGAAACCCTCTTAGGTGCGCCAATTGATTGGCATCAATTGACACACCATCTCGCACGCACTTTGCGGCCAAGTAAGCGAGGCTACCGAGGTCAATCACGCCAAGCCTAAAGCCAAAAGCATCAAACACATTGTCAAAAAGATTGGACATCTCGCCACGCTCATTCGGCACGCGAAAACCGACAACTAGGCTGCTTAGCTCCCGGGTCGTCTTGAGGCCGCCTCGCGACAACAGCACAACTTTGTTCTCAAGTGCCTGTCGAACTGCTTTGGTTGCCAAAACAATCTCTTCTGTCGGCGACTTGATTTCAACGGGCAGCGCATAGCCTTGGACCCAAACACAAGCATCCCATCTCTGGTAGTTTACACCTGCGCGTGAGTAATCGCTAGGAAAGCCGAGTATCTGGAATAGGTGAGTTATCAGAGGGTAGCCCACATTTCCCAAGTAAGTCGCTGATTTTGCTGTCAGGATCTCGATATTTTTCATATGAATCATTGTGTTGATGGCTGCGAAGGGTACGTTTCATGGATCACCCAGAGGGTGTGGGCTCGAAGCGGGCAGATCGGGTCGAGTTCGACCGCCGGGTGCGCGTGGAGTTCCGGGGTGCGCAGCTCAGCTCCGATGGCGGCCTTCTGGTGATGCGCGAGCTTGATGACGCTCTCGGATTGTCCGATCTGGCGGCAAAAGCACTACGCGACACCCGGCGCGGCAAGAACACGATCCATCGTCTTGACGGGTTGTTCCGGCAATCGGTGTTCGGGCGACTGGCTGGATATGAGGATGTGAACGATGCCGACCGCCTCTCTCTTGATCCGGTCATGCGCCAGGTCGTGGGCGGCCGTGCTGTTGATGCGCAAGCTGCCTCGGCCTCGCAGATGGGGCGGTTCGAGACCGAGACACTGGCCCTGGCCGAGAACCGTACCGCGCTGGCCGACCTGAACGGCGCATGGATCGACCGGTTCCATGATCGCAACGGGCTGAAGCACATCGTGCTGGACATGGACAGCTCGGTCAGTCCCACCCATGGCGATCAGGAGGGCGCGGCCTGGAACGGGCATTTCGACTGCACCTGCTATCACCCGAACTTTTTGTTCAACCAGTTCGGCATGCTGGAGCGCTGCGCCTTGCGCCATGGCAACGTCCACAGCGCCGATGGCTGGCGGGACGTTCTCGACCCCGTCATCGCCCGCTACGCGGAGCGCGACCTTGGCGGCCGGTTCTTCCGGGCCGATGCCGCCTACGCGATCCCGGCGATCTATGAGCGATTGGAAGAAGCGCGGTTTTTCTACGCCATCCGGCTGCCTGCGAACAACGTCCTGCGCGAGAAGATCGCGCATCGGCTGACGCGCCCTGTCGGGCGACCTTCGCTGACCAAGGTCAAGCGCTTCTACGAAGACTTCGAGTATCAGGCGGCGTCCTGGGACAAGGAACGCCGGGTGATCGCCAAGATCGAATGGCACCCGGGCGAGCTGTTCCCGCGTGTCGGCTTCATCGTCACCAACCTGCCGATGGAGCCAGACTGGGTGGTGC